CCACGAGGCGGAAGTTTTTCTGTGCCATACATCTTTTTGTGTCTGGCTCTCCTCTCTGCCTCGGTTCGTGGTTTGCCAAAACGTCTTTGACCTACAGTCATTTTAACTCCTTTCTATTTAATCTTTGGCAATTTAATTTTAGGAACTTTAATTTTTGGCATTCTGGGAACTTTAATCTTGGGAACTTTGATAGACGCTTTGTAAGACGGCATTTTTACTGTTTTCCTTGCTCTTGTCATTTTTACCTCCTCAAAAATTAATACCAAACGATTTCGCTTTCTCGACCTCTTTTTGAGCTAATTCCAATCCCCCCAAAACATCGGTTTGCAGTCCATAAGCATCAACTTCATCAACAAGTTTCTTAATTTTATTATACACCTCTTTTACCGAATTTCCATCAGCAATGATATTGACTACCCCCGAAAGTCCTGGCACAGCATAGTATTTATCTCCAACTTGACAATATTGTCTCATTTTAATCCACTTTTCTAACTTTCTATCAAAATCAATCACCACCCATTTTGAATTGGCGTGACTTGATTCCAAAGGCAAGCAAGCAACATAAAGAGCGGAAGGCTGGATTTCCACATCTTCTTTTTTCGCCACTTTGTAAATTAACTCATCGAAGTTTTTAATCCACTCCACATAACCCGCACTGGCAGGAGCAAAGAGCCTGCTACACATATCCAAAAGATAAGCAGTTCTGGTAGAGACCACCTTTGCCTCTATAGAAAATGCCCCACGGTAATCTAACTTTTTCAAAACAGGTTGCAGACCTTCTAAGATTTTTCTTAGTTGTACTGGCAGTTCTTTAAACCTAACAAACTTACCTAAGTAGGAAGCCTTTTGGATTTCAAAAGCTAAAAGCAACGGTTCAACAAACTTTTCACCATTAAAAAAGCCATCACAGCCTGGCTCTACGCTTTCATCCGCTTTAATCGCATCTTCAACAATAAAATTAAATTGGTCTTTTATCGGACCATAAACGACATCTAATTCATCTAAAAGCAGTTTCACCGATTCATAGTTCTTGGCGTGAAAGGAATCCACATCGCGCCTAAAGACATCGATTTTCACATATTTATTGGGATGAGTTTTCAGATACTCTCTCAAAGCGGTCAGTCCCTTAATTTTGACTGCATTATGTAAAGGCAATCCCGCTTTTTTAACAACCTGCTTTAACATCCAGCGATGATTTTCTAGCAATTCTCCCTTGCTAGCACCAAAAACCGTATAGCCTTTTTTTCTTAACCAGTCAGCTAAATCATTACCATAAACATCAAAGAAGACAATACAATCTGCTTCGTCTACATAGTTCCAAAAATATAATACTTTTTCTACTCCTGGTATTCCTAAACCAACAGCGTATTTTAAAAATGATGGAAAAGCATCTTGCCAAGGCGAATAATAAAATACCTGATTTTTACCATCAGCTGCTAATCTCTTAGCGTGTACAATGAAAAGATTAAAGTCATATACCAGAAACTTCATTTTCTCTTTTTGAAAGCCTGAATCTGTTGCAGTCTCTTTTCCGCCTCCGCTTTTGTCTTGTAGGTTCCAAGATTTTTGCCAGTGCGATGAGAAACTACCCGATACCCGCCTTTAACTTTTCTAATCATTTTTTGCTCCTTTTACCAGCCCGTCCTATTCCTCTTTTTCCGTACTCTACCGCCAAAACCTGCTTGATCGCCTCTTTCTTACTTTTGGGATGATAAGTAGCACGGCTGGTAGTAATCTTACCCGTCTTTTCATACTCTCTCACTAAGTCGCTAACATCTTTACTAATTGCCTTTTGTTGTTTTCTGGTTGGTTTTTTTGACATTTTACCTCTCCTCTCCAAACTCTTCTTCAAATAACTGATCTTGCAATTCATTAACCATATCTTCGTCGCTCTGATTCATATCAACTCCACGATAAATCGCTTCCCTAACCGTTCGTCTGTTAGCACCTACCGCTCCTGATCTAACAGCACGAATCCCATTAAAGGCTTGATGCCTTAAGGTCTCTTTCATCTTCTCTTTGTAATTATTTGGCATTTTTCCTCCTTCTCTTTTTAGTCTTACCTTTGCTTACGACCTTCTGAAGCAAAGACGAAATTGAAGAAATGTTTAACATCTTAACTCCTTTTAATGCTTTTTCTCGCCTTTTTTCTTTGCTTTTCCATCGTCTCCGCTCTCGCCAGCGGATTTTGCAACATCACTTCTGGTTGTGTTAGATATTCTAAAATGTGTTGTTTCAATTCATCGGGTAGAAGTTGAAAGTCAGGTGTTTCAGTCATTGAAATATTCGTTTCCTCTTTTGTCCTTTCCAATATCTCTCCAACATTACCAAACTTAAATCCTTCCAACAAAGTTCTTTTATCAATCAATCCCGCAGAATAAAGTTCTCTCAAAGTATCTCTCTTACCCTCTTCGGTATAGGACAAAGCCGATTCAATAGACGCCTTGACTCGGAATGACTTTTTAATCACAATCGCATTTTCTCTTTCAGCCAACTCTTGTCCCAAAGGATGTTTCATACCTTCTTCACCAATCACCTTAAAGTAATCAGGTTGATCTTCATCCCCCATTCTATAAATCGTCTTTGGCAAGAGATAATTCGTCGCCGCCAAATCAATAATCTTTTCCGATAATTTTTGAACCGTATCTTGGAGATTCATAATAGGAACTCGCAGATTAGCAAAATCAGATTGCTTTAAAGATTCTATTGCTTTATATGCCCTCACCCCTCGAGGCACTTTCCCTAAAGCGGCGGTTGAAGTTCCTGATTCCTCAACCCACTTTTCCAGATTGTTGGTATGGACAAACAAGAAGTTAGGCAAAGTGGGGATTTCCATCGGTTGAGGCGGCACAGTATCGTATTCTACAATTTCTCCATCCTCATTGACCAAACGGGAAATGGTCGCCATCTTTTGTTTGAGATACCTACCTCTTACCATTACATTGGTAAAGTTTTCAATTTGCGAAACAAAAACATCAAGAGATTTGTTCAGGGGAATCAACTTCTCAATAAAAGCGGGCTGATAAACTGGTCCAGAAAATGGTTTATACAAAACAAAAGGATATTGATGCATATCATAAACTTCTTCCCTTAACTTCTGACCACCAGCCACAGTGATAACCCGCATTCTAACACCGTCTTTCGTTTTCTCTTTAATCCAGGCTTCCTTAACAATGACAGTCTGAAACTCCTCATATTGTGGCTTAAAGGCGGCGAACTTATCCGATAAACGGGCTTCTTTCATTTGAGAAGCGGCTAAACGATTATCATAAACAATCTTTGAGGTGTTGCTAAAATTGGGATTGGCATCCAAATCCGCTTTGGTCATAATGGTCGTTTTAATGATATAGGGCGCTTCTTCAATGTCCTTAATATTCAAAGGCACAGCAATATCAAAAGCGTCATAAACATCAACATAGATATCGTCTTTAATGGAATCAAAACCTACTTCTAAAACGGAGTAAGGATAAATCAGAGAATACAAAACCATCTCATCTAACAATGCCCTGATATTCCAATGTTGCCAACCTTCTTGCAAAAATTGATTCACTCTTTTGGCAACTTCATCAGCGTCTTCGGTTTGTTCATCAGGAATAATCACCCATCGTGGTTCGGCAGATAAAATAAGATTTTGCACTCCTTCAACTTGCCTTCTCGCTTTTGGAATCGCCCTTAAAACAGTCCCTTTTGGCGGATTAACTCTATCCACAGTTTGAGTGCTTTTTCTCCACCAAACAAAATGATTGTTTTCATAAAAAGCCCAGTTGATATACCACTGACGGGTATATCGGAAACGGGCATCTTCTAATTGCTTCCATAAGGTTTCTACTTTGTTAACCGTATCATCGTTTGATGGTCTTGACATTGTTATTTCTTTCTAATCGCCTCTTCAAACTTCTCTTTATCTTCCCAAATAGGCGATTCTTCTATGGGAAGATAATCCGATTCGGAAATAGGAGTTTTTTCGGGACTTCCGCTTTTAGAAGTTAAAAGCAAGTATTCCTCAAGATTTTTTGCCATAATTTTAGTTGTCAAGTCTTTAATCACCTTTTGGGTTTGCCACTCTTTAAACAAGAGATAAACAATGAGAAGCGAAGTTAAAATATAAATCATATTACCTCGTTGATCATATTCCAATAATCTTCGTCATCATATTCTCCGAACCTTAATCTTTGATAACTCCTGTTAATATCTTCTTTAACTTCCTTCCAAAATTCATCAGTCTTTTGGTCGGCGGAATAAACCTTCCCCTCATTTTCAAGTTGCATAAACTCGGGGTGCGAAGCAATGGCGTATCTGATTGCATCCATCATATGATTATTTTCATCCGCTGGTTCTTCTACCATTTTATCATTTTCTTTGTAAACATACAATGTAAACTCTTCCAAAGCGTTGGTGCATCTTCTATGGATAAAAAACCTTCCCATCCGAATCAAAGCCCTTACCCTTCCAATTCCAAAAAATATCTCGTTATTAGCAGCCATAGTAGGAATGCCTTTGAGATTCAACTCGTCAATATAGCCTGGCTGGTCTTTTCCTGCGTAGATAAAACTAATTTTATTTTCAAAAACCTTATCTTTTAAAATTGAGATAATATCGGGTAAAGTCAAACCGCTTTTATAAACCTCATCAAAAAGATAAACCTGTCCATTTTCCGTAATTCCCAAAAAAGCGAGAGCGGTAGGGTCTCGGTATCCCCAGTCAACTCCGCAAATCACTTTTTGAAACTGCGGAAGATCCGAAACCACATTTCTAAAATTACCTTGATCGTCAAAAATATCCTCATAAACCAACCCTTGCATCCTGCGAAACATCCCCTTATATTTCCTTTCAAACTCGGACAAGGGCAAAACCATCTTGGCGTGTTCATAATTTTCTTTAGGGAAGTAGGGATTATGAACACTCTCCCATTCAACAATCTCAAAGTTTTCATAACCCAACTCTTTGCTTTTCACTTTCTGATAAATCTGTTTATACAGCCAGTTAACAGTGTTTCCACTAATACATTCTTCTCCATTACGCCTTACTAAAATCAATCCTGTAGACACAGCTACACAACCGATATAACCATCATAATCAACAATCCTTTGTTCTCTAACCATCACCCGTTTCCTTACTCTCTCCGTGATATGAAATATAGAAGTTGTTGCCTTAATTATCCTACCTTGAATACAAGAATCCGCTTGTTTGCGTTCGGAAATTTTAGTAGGAATACCACAAAGCATACAGACCTCTTGAAAATCCTCGGCTAGTCTTTTAGAGACTGTATAATAAGAAAATCCCTTTTTACCATTCTTTCTATAAGAACCATCTCCCAAAATCATCCTATCTATCAAAACCATCAAATTATTTTTTCCAACAAACTTAAATTCATTGGGAATATATTTGGTGTATTTGTCCCCCAATTTTTTGAGATAACTCCAAAGTTGTTTATTAGAGCAAAGGAATAAACCTGATTTTTTATTATAACTAAACTTAAAAGGCAGTTTTTCTAAATCTGACTTGAGAATTTCCCACTTCTTACCCTCTTTTTGAGAAATATATATTTGATATTGACCATCCTTTCCTTTTTTTCTAATCCCACCTTCTGGCAAAAACCACCCCAAAAAAGCCAGCCAATCTTTCATATTGATTTTTATTGGTTTTGATATGCGACATTTATTCTCAACAGGAGGCAAGACAAAAAACTCCTGTTCTTGAATTTTTGGAAATACGGCTTTAGGAATTGATAAATATCTGTTTTTCAGTTTAAAAAAATGTTCCGCAGTTTTGATATAAAATCTGTTGGAGTTTTTATACAAAATGCGATGATTAGGGGTGACCAACAAATCTATAGCGTGTCCCTTAAAATGAAACATCTTGCCTTTATATCTTTGCCAAACAATCTCTTGAGGTTTCTCAAACCAACCTTCTCCATTCTCATTACAAGCAAAAACCTCATCATCATCAGTCAACTCACCAAACTTCTTCCAACCATTCCTTGTATAAATTTCTGTTTTCTCGTCATAACAGTAAGGTGAGCTTGTGATTAAAATCCGTCCATTAGTGGCGGAAACTCGGCTCAAAACATTAACCCAAGCCCGATATTTCATCTGACCCGCTTCGTCCAACCAAACAGCGTTGGCTGTCATACCCTCAACACTATCTGGCGATTCCAAACTTCTAAAAAAGATTTTCCCTCCACTTTTTAAACGATAAACCTGTTCCATCTTGTTATACGAACCCCAAACTCCTTCTGGCATTACTTCAAAAATCTTTTCCAGCGTAGACTGATTCAAAATCTTAAAAGACGGAGCGCCAACCAAAAAAGTGCCTCTGGGATTTTTCTTAATTTCCTGTATTAGCCACAAAACACCGCAAAGAGTTTTACCAGCCTGAATACCCGCTATCGCAATAACAAATCTCTTTTTGGAAAGTAAAACCTGCTTCTGATATTTATGTGGAATGATCACCCGAGGCATCGTCCATCCTTATCTCAACAGAATCCTTCCAACTTTCTTCTTTATCCTTTGATTTAATTTTACCAGTAGGTAAAATCCCCTTCATTTTCATCAGAAGTTCAATCGCTTTGATTCTAACTTGCCTTTCGGGAGCGTTGCTCGCTCCTTTTTCAAAAATCTCTTCTATCAGAGCCTCTTTTAACTTCATCTCAGCCATATTCTCATTCTCAATAAGATGGTAATTCAAAACCCGTTTCACCCTTTTTCTCCGAGACATCATCTCCCCGAGCCGACTGGCTTTTGTTCTGTCTTCTATTTCAAAAGCCCTGACCGCCGCCTCTGTTTTATTTCTCGTCTCCAGATAATATTTTAGCCACAACTTTTCATTTAGGGTAAGAAGATCTAACAAACTTTGTGGGATTTTAGAGAAGTCCATAGCAGTTATATTATATCACTAAAAACTTCTTCTACTAACTCTTCGACCACTTCTTTGTTGCTCCTTTAATGTAGTAATAAAGTTTTCTAACATACCTCCTCCAATATATTTATGCTTTACGCACAGTCCACCTAAAGCCTGTCGCTCATCTCTTTTTTTGGGGTTTTTTCTCCCCAGAGATTTAGGCAATACTCTCGGAAGACCGTTTATTCTCGTATCTTCCTGCGGCTGGGTTATTGCCATCTCGCTACAACCCAATTGCCGATTAAGTGTGATATGCTATTACGCTCGGCTCTCCACTGGCAGCCGAAACCAGACACCTTTTATCCTATGATTTAATGGCATCCAGTCGGAGGCTCATAGGTTCGCCTACCTAACCCGACCAGTATTAGTTTTAAATTAAAATCTGGCGTCGAAACCCGCAAAGGTTGGAAACGCCAGATTTTTGCGGGTTTCTTTTTGTGAATTTGTTCCCATCGTCTCTGATCATATCACAAATTGATTTCTTTGTCAAGAGGGGTGGGGAGTATGAGTATAAAAAATGACCGCCCCGTCTATCTCTTGCGAGAAGAGCCCGAGGGCTCTTATCAATGGGGCGGAACCTTTATTTTATAATATCAAAGTATTTTCAAAAAAACAAGTCAAATCCACAAGAGCGGAGGAGTCCGATCCCGAGCCCGAGTGGGGAGAGTGGGAAGTGGGGAGTGGGAAATGCTAGGGGAGGGAGACCTATCCGAGAGGGGAGTGGAATGCCCGAGAAGGGACTTATCCGAGGGGGGACATACCTCTACCCGTACTCGGGCGGCGGGGCGGACCCTCTCTACTTCTCCGAGACCCGAGCCCGAGCCCGTATACGAGTATACGAGTACCCGTACCCGTACTCCTACCCGTACCCGAGCCCGAGTACCCGTACCCGTACCCGAGTACCCGTACCCGTATACGAGCCCGTACCCGTATACGGATACGTATCCGAACCCGAGCCCGTACACGGATACGGAAACCGTACCCGAGCCCGAGCCCGAGCCCGTACTCGTACCCGAGCCCGAGCACGGACACGGACACGAGCACGAAACCGAGCCCGAGTATAAACCCGATTCCGATCCCGATCCCGAGACCGAGACCGAGACCGAGACCGAGTCCGAGTAGGTACCTGGTCCGAGCCCGTGCTTCCGCTCTTATTAAAAAAGCCCGCTTTTATCTTTTATTTACTGTTTAAAATAAAACTTCCTTCTTGTTATTCTTTTCCGTGCTTAAGGTTGTGGATAAGTGGTAAGGGTGGGGGACTTGACAAATGACTGACAATATGTTATTATATTGGTAGATATGCTGAAGGATGGAGCAGGAGCAGGGTGCGCAATACAAACGCAAAAGACCCAGCCCGCACATCCCAAAGCATCAAAGAGGACAAAATGAAAAAGAGGATTAAAATTAAAAGGTTTTATCTGGTGAAGGTTAAACATTACTTGAAGGACAGAAGATTTAAAAGCTATTCAGTGGTTTACAGGTGAACCTTAGATAGCACAGAACGGACTGCGAGGGTGCTTAACAGCCAGGCAATGTAAAACAGCAAGCTGGCTGATGGTTAAGGTAAATGGTTTGATCTGAAAACCAGCCCTCGCCTCCAATCTGAAAAAATGAAATTTAAATGAAAGGAGGAAAAATGAAAATCTCTAAAGAACTTGAACCATTAGCAGAAGAAGCAAGGAAATATAAGAGTACGGAAGAGTTTATAAAAAAAGCTGTAGAACCATTAGGTGAGCCAATAAGACCAATAAAAAAAGGGAGGGTTGGTGAATATGTAAGAATACAAAGCAAATGGGCGGGACATAAAACGCCAAGAGAATTTAATTTAGGAGTGCCTAAAATAGGTGAAATTATAAAAATAAACCCAATATCTGTTTCTATAAAAACAAATGATGGAATGATTTATAAATTTCCTCCAGAAGCAAAAATTTCTGTTGATTTAACTCCTTTTAAGATGAAATCAAAAGAATATTTTATTGACTTATACAACCAAGCTACCAAAGGAATAAAAGAAGCCAAGAGCAAATGAAAGGAGAAAAAGTGAAACTTTTAGAAATGACAAAAGAGGAGATTGAACAAGAAAAAATGAGAATTAAAAAGCAATTGGAGTTTCTTTTTGTGCTTTTTTTAAGTGTCCTGTTTTTCGCTTCAATTCTTTTTGATATTTATTTTAGACAATGAAAAAAATTAAAGTCAAAAAACTATGGAACAATTGCGTCTCTGTTAGAGATTATGACATTGAAAAAGCCAAAGAGCAAGGCGGTTTGATTATAGAGTTTGAAGGTGAAAAGATGATGCTATCTAAAGAAGATTTAGAAAAAGGCAAGCCAAGTGGGGTAAAAGTGAGAAGCAGGTGGGGAAATAAAATTTATGAGTTGATTGATTTTGAGTGGAAACCCCAGCAGATCAAACTATTTAAAAGGAGAAAAAAATGAAATACAAAATCTACATCAAAAACCACTGCGAGTATCCCGACTATGAAGACGAGTGCGAGGCGACTGACAAAGTAGAGGCGGCAATTCTTTTTATGAGAAGGCTGAACCAGAATGGGGAGATTTGGAATTGGCTGGAATTGATGGATTACATTGAAGAGGACTTGACAGTTGACTGAAAGTGTGCTATTATATTGGCAGTGGAGGTAAAGATGATTACCAAAGAAGAAATTAAAAAAATGATTGAGGATATGATTTTTAAGTTTGGCATCTCTCCCGCTAAAATTGCCGACAAAATGAGAATCTCCACCCGAACCCTTGACCGATGGCGGACTGGTCAAACCGAGCCGAAATTGCAAGACAAGTTTTATTTAAGGCAAATGTATCGAGGCTATGCTCATCGACTGGGCATAAAGGTGAAAAAATGAAAGAGATTTTAGAGAAGATTAAAAATTATGAAGATGACCCAAACCAACTTTCCAAAATCCTTTTGGAAGTGGTTTCGCAACTTTATTATTTAGGCAATGAACAACACCAAGCCAATTTGGAATATGCAACCAATGTAGTGGTTGAATTAAATAAAGTTGAAGGAGGGAAAAAACCAAGTGTAGCAGAAGCAGAAAGACGAGCAGAGGTTTTAACTAAAGGAAAAGTAGACAAGATTAGATATGAAAGGGAAGCACTTCAAGAACTGATTAATGCTATCAAAACAAGATTAAGAGTCCTAGAAAGTGAAATGCTTTTGCAACCTCATAATTGAGAAAGGAGACAAAATGAAAATTAAAATTTGCGACCCACGCATTTGGGAAACGACAACAGGAAAAAAGAAAGTGCTTTTTAGAGATGAAAATGGAAATCAGTTTGACTCTTGGGATTTAAGTTTGATGGAAAAGAAAGACCAGTTAGCAGAGGGGACAATTAAAAGCAGAACTTTTAAAGGCAGGACATTTAATACCTTTGTTCCTTTAGAAGAGAAAAAAGAAGAAAAGAAAGTTGAACTAACGCCACAGCAAGTTTCATCTGATGTTTGGGAAAGAAGGGATCGCTGGCAAGCAAAGATGAGTGCGTGGAAATCCGCTTGCACTTTATACGAGGGGACAGGTAAAGAAGCAGAAGCAAGGAAATTAGCCCAAGAGATATTTGAGGATATTGTTTCTGCAAAAACTGAATCAGAAGAGATTGAAGAGTATCTTAATAAAGAAGCTCAAGATTTAAACGAACCGCCTAGCGAGGAGGAGCTTATTGGCTTGTCATAGCAGACAAGACTGGCGGGAAAAATCCCATCCCTGCCCGCCAGTCTTGTGCGGAGGATTCATCCTCCGCTCCACCTGACAGCAAGGTAGCAAAAAAACAAAAAGCCCCTCCTTAACACTACCTTGCTGTCAGGTACCTACAAGGATAAATCTTGTAGGGAAAGGAGAAAAATGAAATTTAGAATCAAAGATGGCACAATTTTAGAGGGAGAACCAGTAGAAGTATTACAACCTACTCCCAGTGATAAAGTAGCAGCGGCTGATTATAAGTTTACAGATGAAGAGGATTGGGAAGAAGTAGAGGAGGTTTTGGTTACTGATGAGCCAGAACAAAAGATATTTGTAAACAAGAAGTTTGCCTCTGGAAGTAAGTTTGGTGATAATTGTATTTTCATTAACTGCATTTTTGGTCCTGATTGTAAGTTTGGCTATGGGTGTGAGTTTAGTTCTGGGTGTGATTTCGGTTCTAGATGTAAATTTGGTTCTTGGTGTAAGTTTGGTTCTGAGTCTAAGTTTGATTCTGATTGTGAGTTTGATTCTGATTGTGAGTTTGATTCTGATTGTGAGTTTAGTTCTTGGTGTGAGTTTGATTCTTTTTGCCAGTTTGGTTCTGGTTGTAAATTTAGTTTTTCTTGCTGGTTTGGCACTAGGTGTGAGTTTGATTCTGGGTGTGAGTTTGGTTCTGATTGTAAGTTTGATGCTGGGTGTGAGTTTGGTTCTGGGTGTGAGTTTGGTTCTGATTGCAAGATAACCACACCTTACTGGGATGAGAAAGGTAAACACGAAGAATAATTAAAGGGAAGGAAAGGAGAAAAATGAGTTTAACAAAACTGAAACAAGCCTATGAGAAGTTAGCAGGGATTATCCTGCTTGTGGCTGTTTTAGTCGGAATCGGTTTCGGAATCGCCTACAAGTATTATGTCAAACCCCTAAAGGCAGAACTTCAGCAAAAACAGAACCAGATTGAGGAACTTTTAAAACAAAAGGCAGGGTGAATCAGCGGGTGACTGAGGTAAATCAGGCAACCCCTTTGGCATCCTCAGCCACCCCACGAAACACCCTACCGAGAGAGGAGAGGAATCATCTCATAGAGTTGATTGAAAGGTATGACTGGAACGATGAAATCGCTATCAAGGTGTTTTGGGCAGAGTCAGGACTGAACCCAAAAGCGGTTCACAAAAACAAGGATGGCACGCTGGACTTGGGAATCGCCCAGATTAACACTCGGCACTGCGGCAAGGTTAGGGGAAACTGCTTGAGACTGCTTGAGCCAGAAGAGAACCTGCGGGTCGCCTATGAGATTTATAAGGCATCGGGTTGGTGTGCTTGGGTGCAAGCAAGGAAGATGGGTTATTGTAAATAAGAAAGGAGGAAAATGAAAACCTTCTCAATCATCTCAATCGCCCTTTCATCACTCGGATTGCTTGGAAGCCTGATGTTAATTTTCACTTCTGAAATCGTTTCAGAGGTTCAGGGCGGTGTCATCGCCTTGTTACTGTTCGGCTTCTATCTGGTCTTCTCAATCTTGGTTTATCGGGACAATAGGAGGTGGTAAGATGCGGTTCTGGTCTTGCTTAGGGGCGTTGGTTATGCTGGTGGTGTTGTGGGTTTTGGTTATTTATGGGGTATTCTTTGTGTTGAAGTTATTTTTTGGAGGATGAGTTGTATAGGATAGAGGAGATTAAAAACAAGATTTTGTGCGGGGATGCTCTGGAAGTTTTGAAGGAAATACCGAACAATTCTATTGACTTAGTTCTTACCGATCCGCCTTTTATGATTAGTCAAGAAATAAAAATTCATAGAGCATCTAATTTAAAATATAAAGGAAATGACATAAATTTAGATTTTGGCGAGTGGGATAAACAATGGGGAAGTGAAGAAGATTACTTAAAATGGTGTCAAAAGTGGTTAAAAGAATGCGTAAGAGTACTAAAACCTTATAAACATTTATTATTTTTCTTTGATAATAAAAAAATCAGTTGTGTATCGGATTTTTTAGAAAAATTAGGAATGAAAAGAAGAAACCCCTTGTTTTGGATAAAAAGTAATCCAGCTCCACGAGGAAGAAAAGTAGATTTTATGAAATCTGTAGAAATGTGTTTATGGTTCACAAAAGAAAAAGTTAAGCAAGAATACTTTAATTATCATTTGGGACAACAGAAAGATTATATATTAGCATCTATCCCACAAAATCCACGATATCACCCCACTCAAAAACCAGAAAAACCCTTGAAGGTATGGATAGATTATCTTACAAATAAAGGAGATATTGTCCTTGACCCCTTTGCGGGAAGTTGCACCACCGCAGCTGTCGCTAAAAAGTTGGGCAGAAACTATATTATGATTGAAATAAATCCCGAGTATTGTGAAGTAGGTAGAAAAAGATTGGAGAAAATACCAAGTCCATTACCATTAGGAGAAGAATGAAGAAACCTTGTAAAAAAAGTGAGTGTCTAATTTGCGGAGAAGAAGTTGATTGTAATTGGTGGCATCAAGTTAAAGAACATAATATGCCTATTGGTTTTTGGGGTGTAGAGAAAATATCCGACGAACTTCATTATCATCTTGGTTATTTCTGGGAACAAATAAAAGAGTTAATAAACAATCCCAAAAAAGTGTTTTGTCGGGGACAGAACAAAGAGATATTGAGTATTTAGCAAAGAAGGAACAATGAAAACCAGACGCAAAGGCTACAGTTTAGAAAACCTTGTTGTTAACCTTGCCAAGCAATATGGCTTAAAAGCGAGAAGACAATGGTTGAGCGGAGCGGGTGAGGGTTATGATGTTGAAATAGAAGGGATGCGTGGTGAGTGCAAGGTGCGACACGGCGACTTCAAAAGAATATATGAGTGGTTGGAAGGCAAAGATTTTCTGGTAATAAAACAGGATAGAAAACAACCACTTTTTATTTGCGATTTAGAAGCGTTTTTAAAAAGGTTAAAATGAATCGAAAAACATCTTCTAAACCTTTAAACCACCTTTCCAAACATAATTGCCCTTTTGACTTTTTACCCAGATGTTGGTATTGCCAACCAGTTCACCAACCACTTCTCCGACAGCGATAAACCTATCACCCTGATGCAATACCTTTGAGCCACAGAGACCAGAATTTCTCGTCGGCTGATATCTTACATAAAGCGTCGGCACAATCACTTCTACTGCTCTGGGGTATGTTGTCGTCTCTGTATAAGGGGCAATCGCTTTTGGTCGGATGTTCCTGTAAGAGACAATCGGATAAGGATTGTTTTTCTGCACGCCATCCCAGGGGTCAATGATTGTTTTCTCATCCAGCATTACCACAAAGTGCATATCATTACCAAATCTTACATCAGCAATACAAGGAAAGAACTGACTGGTATTACCGCTACCTGCCCACTCCAGTCCCAACAGGGAAGCCGCTCTATCCCAGATAACCAGACAACCAGCAAGAAAGCCACCACCATTTTTTAAGATGTCGTTGACTTCATCAGGTCTTCTATCCGCCATAATACCCAAACAGGTAATAGCACAACCGTTTTGACCGATGCTGGTTTTACAAAAACCTAGTTGTTTCCAAGACCAGAGCCAGTTGCGTTGTGAGAATGGTGTCATATAACCTCCTTTCATTCTCCATAATACTCTTGTTCCAATTCTTGTGTTATGGCTGATTTATCTTTACCTTTCTGTTTCCATTTTTCAAAACTTTCTCTTTTAGGAATAATCAGAACTTGTCTTTGAGCCACATCCCAATTCACTTTCACACCTTCTTTTTCAACATCTCTTAATAAGGAAATTACTCGTTGATTGTAATTTCTTAAAAGTTTCTGGGCTTCTGCTGTCTTTCCTTGATCAGTTAATTGATAGGCTTGGTGTAATACGTTAGTCCTATTATCTACTGAAGACAAATCATAAATCTTTGATTGAGTATCTTGTAATCTTTTTGTCGCTGCTTTGTAGGTTGGCTGAAATCCTAATTCAGAAAAGAATAATGCTTGAGAAGAAGGAGCGCCTCTTTGTATAGCATTTTTTATTTCGCTTACAGTGATTGGAATTCCTACTGCATCACCACTTTGCTGAATAAACTTGGTAAATTTAGTTTCAAAACTATCGGCTTGATTATAAATCGGCTTACCAAAATTATCAGTTGGAATTTGATTTGAGAATAAAGCATACATCAAATCCAAAACAGGAACACGACGGTTGGCTAACGATTGCCAAATTGGTCTTGTCCAGTCTTTTTCATAAGTTAAAGTATTCCAAACAATTTCTCTACCTTTATTATCTCTCTGTCCTGTCTCAATCGTAAATAAATCCTGCCAATCCTTAACAGATTTTGGCATTTTCTTCCACACTCCTTTAACAAGATATGTTCCCACTCCCGCTGTGACTAAATCAAACAATAAAGAATTAGCCATAAAAGCACGTTCTAATCTTCCACCTTTTGTAAATGCGCCAAGCATATTTCTAAAATTACCTTCCATATATCCAGGCACAAAGTATAATATTCGTAACCATCTTGTTAATTCTTTAGACCTTCCTAAAAGTTGTTCATTTAACATACCAAAATTTCTATCTACTGCTCTAGCGGCTACTTGTTGTAAGGTTTCTTTGGTCACCTCTCCTCTTAAAATTCTTTCAGCGTTTTGTTCTAATAATCTGTTAGTTATATTAGACCACGCTGAAAATTTAACAGCGGGAACGATTTTCTCAAATTGTAATCCTCTTGACGCTTCTGGAACTGTCAAAACGTTTGCTAAAGGTAGTTTTAAAACACCTTGTAAAATTTGACCTTGCTTAAACATATTAGCAATGTCGCCCAAGGTGGCAAACGCTTGTTTTTCAAACGGCTGAAATCCTTCTTTGCTTAATCCTCCTACACCAGCCAAAATTGCTTCCTGAAATTCTGGTGTGAAATCTCTCATTGCTTTGGTTCCTTTAATCAATCCAGTAATCGGAGAAAGCCAAACAGTAGGATTTAAAAGTCCACCCTTTGTAACAGCAGCGTTGGTAGCGATACTTCCTTTTATCCACGTATTCCACAAATGAAATGCTCCCAATGAATAACGGAAAACAGTTGTTCCAACGCTGGTTTTGTAAAGCATATTTTTAATAGGATTAGAAGAATAATCTGCTTTGAAGTTTTGTAAAATGTGAAATACATTCGGTTCTATCTTGTATTTAGCAAAAAGGGGGTCAAGCAAAGCGCCTGAAATCCAATCTTCTGTAGCCTTTTTAGGATGACGAGAGGTTAAAAAAGAGGCTGTTGCTTCTGGTTCTTTTTTTAACAAAGTATCAAGTATCTTACCCGTTTTACTTGTCGCTGTTTTCACTGATTTATCTAAAGCAATAAAACTACCATCTTTAATCAAATCCTTCTGAACATCATAAAGGAATCTTAAATTTTGAACATTATTAAATTCTCTAAAGGCTAATTTCACTGGATTATATTCTTTTAATCTAAAACCAGCATCGTGAGCCTCAAGTAATAAATCAAAATACTTTTCTTTTGTGAAAGAACGACTAGCAGCAATTTTTGGAAATCGATTTTTTAACCACGCTTCAACTTGTTTCGGATTTTCATACATACCAGGAAAATAATTCTTAACATAGTGAACATCTAATTCTTTAGGTATAGCATCATAAACCATATCAAAAATCTGCCTAACAGATTGTTTTACTTCAGGATGAGCTAAATCAGGATGTAAACCCTTTCCTAAAGTATCGTAAATCTTTTGTAATCCTTTATTAGTAGGACGGTCTTGACTTGTTACAATGAAAGAAAATTGTTGTTCTTTGGGGAATTTATCAAACCATTTCCCTAATTCTTCTACCGTTTTATTGACTTGTGGTAAAGGAGTTCTTTTCAATTTCTCAAAAGCAAGAACACCTTTTCTTTCAGCAAGCGTCAAAGTAGTTCTCATCGGTTCGGGAACAAAAGATTTCCAACCAACCAAGTCTTTAAAAAAATTAGTAATAGGTTGGAGTTTTTCAGCAATCGGATGAGTAATCGGTGTGGTCAATCTTTTTGCTAATTGTTCTGCCTCTGGCGTAGCGGCTGGCGCTAATCCCAAAGCAGTATATATAGGAAGACTTTTTGCTATCTCTCCCACTCTACCCTTGCCAGGTTCTCTCGATAATTGTTCTAACGCAGTCCAAGAAAGTCCACCCGCTGTTGCTCTTGGTAATAATTGAGCAATTCTTGTTCCTAAAGTTGGCACTCCATAACGATAAATCCCAGTTGCTCCTCCAGTTAAAAGTTTCCGTAATGGAGAAATACCTGCAATACCTTTAACGGCTGGCAATAAGGCTTCTTCACCCGCTATTGCAGGTAAAGTTTGTCCTACTATCTTACCTACTTCTGTAGCAATCTTTTCTGCTCTTGTTGTTGGGTATCTTTCTCTATAAACTTGAGGAGCGTATTTCTGTAAAGCCTCTTTTTCTTCAGGAGTTTCTTCTATTCCTATTTTTTGTCTCAACTTTTGAGGCAATAAAGTTTCTATTATTCCTTGTCCAACTGCTTCGAGTCCTCTTTTTGACAAATCCAAAATATCCCTTCCTTCCATCTTTAAACTTTCTAATCTCGTCGGAGCTCGCAATATTTCTTGCCTATCTTCTGCTTGGGTTTTGGTAGGGTGAAACAATCTAGAAATTAAATCTAGAGGATTTTTAGATTTTTTTAAGAAATCTAGTAAAGGCATTTTTAAAGTTTACTAATTATTTTTTGCCAAGTTCCTCGCAACCAATTTTGCAACCAATTAGATTGTTGTGTTTGTGGTTGTGTTTCAGCTCCAATCGTGGATGGCTCATATAGAGTCTGTTTTCCTCCTCCAGTCGTCTTTTTTCCCATTATTTTTTCAAATGCGCCAGCCTCTCTCCACTCTACTCCTAAAGCAGCATCAATTGCTTCATTTGGTATGTCTGGAAATTGAGCTTTAATTCTGTTCCAAACTACACCCCAAGGTATTCCTTTTTGTAAATCTTGTTGTCCCCTTTTGATTGCGTCATCCCATCTTTTTACTTGCTCCTTCTCAGTTAAACCTCCTGTTGTTGCTGCTGCCTCTGATGCTTTTGCCTCCCTTACACTCTCCGCAAACTCCGCTTCCCATCTTCTCCTCTCTTCCGCCGCTTGAGCCGCTTCTGCCTGTGCTTGAGCAATTTGAGCCAGAAGTTGTTGTCTTGCTTGTTCCTGTTGACCCAAAATTTGGGCAATCTGCGCTTGAACTGATTGCTCTGCTTGTGTGCCTGCTAATTGTGTTTGCGTTTCTTGTTGAGCCGCTTGCGCCAATAAATCAGCGATAGATTGCTGATAACCAGTTTGAATTTGTTGTATCGCTGCCATTTCAGGAGTTCCATAAGCGGGTGCGACCCCAGCCGCTGCCGCTCTCGCTTGTTCTGTCCCGACAGTCGTTGTTTGTTGTTGTTGTAGTTGTTGCTGTTGTTGTGTTGTGCTTTGTCTCAACTGTTCTAATAAAGATTCATACTGCTTCTGGATAGTCGGAATGGTGGCTTGTAATGCCTGAACTTGCGGTTGATAAATAGAAGGCAATTGCTGAACTTGTTGCTGTAATTGCTGGACAATCGGAGTATAAGCACCATAATCAGGAGCGGCAGGTTGAGCAGGAGCGGCAGAAGCAGTAGCCCCTCCTGGTCTCCAACCACTCAGCAATTTTCTCTGTAAAGCAAGATTGGCGGCTGCTGTCCCTGTTGTGTATCCTCGCTTTTGTGCTTCTGACCAGGGAAGTCCTGTAAGACGTTGCCAAGTTTGATATACTTGCTCTGCCATTTTATCTCTCCTTTTTTATAACTCGATCCTCTCAATTTATATTTTACACAATTTTCTCATAAAAAATAAGATATTTAAAGGTATTAGGATTAACGGAATCTTCGGTAGAAAAATAAAGTTTGCTACTATCAGCCCAAACTTCAATATGCCTTACTGTTCCGTTAAAAATACCACTTGTTGGAGTAATAAAATAAGCATCACCATAAACAGAGTCACCAGTTGGATTAAACCAAACGAGATAAATTGGAACATATCCTAGATTATGCGTTATATCACCTCTATCTGTAACACTAACACTATTAGACAAAGCAACGGTTAAATTAGAATATTTGCTTGTCATCGATAACTCACTATCTTTGGCTGTTAAAACAGAAACTCCTTCTTTAGCAATCTTGATGCCGAAATTATCAATAGAAGGCAATGTTTGTGGTGTACCGCTAAATTGATCAACGAAAAGGATAATTTTAAAGGTGAAAGTGCGAGTTCCTGTTCCAATATGGGAAATATAGCAATCAAAAAGATTTTGATTTAGATTGTAAAAAACAGCCACTCCGCCCCAGTTATAATCATCAGGCATTGAAACCGACCCACCCATTAAAGCGGGACGCCATTTATTAGGAATGGTTGAAGATTGAACATAAGGAAAAAAAACGGGTGGATAAGGCAAAGGATTAGCAACTGTGTTTGTACCTTCTTGTTGAGTACCAGTTAGAGTAACAGTGCAATCTAAAGTGGTATAAATTTTAAAATTAGACCATTTGCTGGAATAAATCAGTTGACTCGGTGTAGCGGTCTTGACATCATAACCTTCTTTCGAAATTTTAATTCCATAATTGCCCATATTAACCCGCACTTTCTGTTTCTGATACAAAATAAGCAACATTATATGTAGAATTGGGATTAAACAAAGTAACATAAAAAACAATATTTGTCGTGGTTACATAATAGGTAGCAAGACCTTCTATCGGAATGCAAGGCATTGGATACCATATATTGGGTTCTCCTTCAATAAAAGCAATAACAACTGGTCTGAAAGATAAACCGTGTGGAACAAACTTAGTACCGTCTCCGTTTATATCTGTTTGAATTGTTGTCGTAGCAAGGGATTTAACCTTAAGACAATTTTTCGCACTTGATAAAATTAAATTTTCCAAAGTTGCCGTCTTAACATCATATCCTTTTTTGCTAACCTTAATTCCATAATTTGCCATCTAAAATCCTCCTTCTTGGCAGCCGATCAAAACACGATCTGTCGTTCCATCATTAATAATTATCTTTTGATTTTCCAAATCAAAAGTTACTCTACCATCAGTGCTGGAAATCACTCCTACATTCAACTTTGAACCAGATAAGTTTTCAATCAGGTCGTCCAATTTTGTTGCTGAAGTCAAAGAACTTCCTTCCCCCATTGGTCGGTTTCCATAAGCGTCAAAACCCAAATCTTCTAATGTTGGCATTTTACCTCCTTGCTTTACCTGCTTCACCTCCGCTCACATCATAGTGATAGATTATTTTTCTCACAACTGGCTGAATATTCGTCCCGCTTTCCACTAATCTAAACTTAATTCTCTGGTGGAAAGAATTGGTTACATCTGGGTCAAAATAAAATCTGGTTAGAGTGTTAATACACTCTCCCGCTAACCGCCACTCTCCATCATCAACCGAGTAATAGACTTTCAAACCATTATGCGGTTTCGCTTCTACATACATTTTAGAATACTTTTTATCAGTTTGTGGATAGCCTTCATCAAAGTTCTTTGTTTCTATGACCATTTGGATTGGATTTCCATCATCGCTTGTGCCTGAATTCCAAAGATAGCACTGACCATTACTATCGCCAAAATACAATTTGAAGTTGTTATTTTCGTCTATCGCTGTTGTCCAAGCAACGGGTTTGTGAGCGAAAGAGTGAACATACCACATTGAGTTATCAAAATCTAAAACTAAAACACAATTAGAATAAGTTTCGCCATCATCAGTGGTTACGTCTCCCACCGAGCAGAAGTATTGTTTGTTGTAAACAATCCCTGCCGCTCCTACAAAGTTATTGCCTGAAATGTTGTTAACAAAATCTCTTAAAGGTTTGGAAAAAAGTTCTGGTGTTGAACCAGCGTATCCCCAGATACCATCATAATTGATGAAGAAAATATAATCCTTGTAACTGCTAATAGATAAATGAGAAGTGGTCGGAACATAGTTTAAGTCAGTTAAGGTTGACCCATCATATTTATACACTGCTCCTTGCTTAAAAATAATCAACCTATCCAAAATCTTTCCCAAGCCCGTAATTCTTCCATTCTCATCTGGGTCAATATATTTCCAACCTGCTTCAGCAGGATTGGTCAAATCTATTGCCCAATCAGTTCCATTGTTAACGGCTGACCAATAAATAGAACTGGGACCAGTTCCAGAAATTTGGGTTCCAACTTCTGATGTTGAACCCGCTCCATAAATCCTACCTTGAAAAGTCTTTAGAAATCTTGGTTTCGGCGGAGTGCCAGATATATCATTAAAGGTTGAACCATCAGATGTATAGAACATATTGTCCACGCCATTTGAAAAAAATAAGTTACCGCTTAGCAAACTGAAAGACATTTTCTCTGTCGTTGAAAGTCCAGTTTTGGAAGTTAAAGTCCAGGTAGAAGCACCACTACCAAACTGATATTTATAGACCTTGCCATTTGAAACTCTAAAAAGAAGTTTCGTCCCATCCGCTTTTATCCAATAAAAAAGTCCCTGAATAGGAGAACTATCAGGATTGTCTAAAAACTTCGCATAACCTACTCTTTTCCTTTTCGCTCCTAAAATCTCGCTATCGCAATTGATTGCCAACCTTAATTCAGAAGGCTTGGTTGCATCGTCGGCGGCTAATCTGTTTATTCCCTCAAAGGTGTTCAGAACAACAATAGCCATACGCCTCCTTAAAAGCCTTGATCTAACAAACTTTCATAATATTCACTGCTGGTGATATGCACAAAATCTGGTTTGTGGATTTGCCTCTCGGCTAAATCAGTCAACATTGTTTGGATTGCCTCATCTGCCAAACCTTTGTATTCGGCTACTCTTTCTGGCTTGTGTATTTGGCAAAATCTAAACATCGCATAGTTGACAAATATCTCGGGATATTGATTGTAGGGGTAGAGCAACTCGTCAGCATCGGAAGACAAGGTTGTAGGAGTGGGATAATACCAAAGTTTGTAAGTGCCAGAAGTTGGGGTGGGTTTAAATCCAATTTTATTATCAAGAAAATAAAAATATGGTTCAGAAGCAGTAAATATTCTTGTCGGCTCAACATCTCTCATATCAAGCGGAGTCGGATTAACATAGGTTGAACTATCCATCGCTACTTCTATTTTGAAAAGTTGAACAAAATCTGATGGCAAGTCATATTCTGCCTGACCTTGAGTAAAAGGAAGTTCGCCAGAGTATTTTAAAGCGTAAGCCAAGTTTTTTTGCCTTACTTTATGTTGAACCTTGCGATAAATTTCATTTATCCAAACGGTAATATCATCTCTTCTAATTCTCTGTTCAAAAGGATCATTGGCTAAAGTAACCACCGCATCTTGAAGTCCTCTTAAACAGTAATCAGTAATGCCTGTAGCGGGGAAGGGATCAGATAAATCGGATTGAACGCCAGTAAGCGAGTTATAATAAGCAGCCTTATACCAAGATGAAGATGTTCCTGTGGTGTCGTCATAGCGAGTGCCATCAGGATAATCAACTTCTATGTTTATGCCAACAAGAATTAAAGAATAAGTTCCAGTTTTTGAAGAGGCTTTATAAATTCTAACCTGATTATATTTGATATAGGTGACTGGTGTATCCACTCCGTGATCAAACTTCAAAGCATCAACCAATAAAGTATTGTTGCCTGAAATAGAATTGATTTTGGTAATTTCCGAATTTTCGTTTCCAATCTCGCCAACAACAACATAATCATTAGCGGAAAAACCTTGCGTATTTTTTGTAACTAATTGAGTAGTTCCACTACTCGCACTACTTGTAAGATATGTTTGTTCACTTGAACTTATATCAGGATGTTCTATTATTAAGACTGGCATAATTTCTCCTCTTGACTTTTAACAATTAAAGTTGTAGCATTAAAGTTGATATGATTAAAGTTATTTGTCAAATTTGTAAAAAACCGTTTTGGGTAAAACCTTACAGAATTAAGCGTGGAGTAAAATGTTGTTCTAAAAAATGTAGAAAGAAATTGCCTATGTCTATAGAACAACGGAAGAAACTTAGTGAATTCCATAAAGGAAAAAGTTTTCTTTCCAAAGAAACACGAAAAAATCTTAGTGATAGATGGAAAGGTAAAAATAATCCTAATTGGAATAATGGAAAATTGTTTCATAGCCAAGGTTATGTAATTATTAAAGATTCTTCTCACCCTTTTGCTTATAAAAATAGAAATCAAGGCTATATTTTTGAACATCGTCTTGTTATGGAGAAAAAAATTGGTCGTTATTTGCTTCCTCAGGAAAGAGTTCATCACATCAATGGTATAAAAGATGATAATAGACCAGAAAATCTGGAACTTTTTGCTAATAATTCTGAACATCTTAAACAAAGACATATGAAACAATGGGAAAAAGTTAAACTTATAGGTTGGAAAAAATTGGCTGAACTTGCTTATAAACAATCTCGAAGTTAAATAAGTTTGTTCTGAATTATCTGTTGAGGGATGATCAACAATAATAACTGCCATTTTATAACCTCATTTCTTCAATAAATAATGTTGCTCCGCTATAGGTTGCATCGCCGAAAGTCATAATGTTAATTGTCGATGCAGAAGTTAGATGTTTGATTTGCAAAGTAAAGTAATAAGTGGTGTTGGCAGTCAACGAAACGACCTTTTGTGTCGCCAAACAAGCAGTGTCATTGTAGTCAACCGAATCAGTCGCTCCTAAAATAGTCGTTCCCACAAGTTCCGTTCCTCCATCATTAGTTGTATCATTGTTGTAGGCTGGAGAAGAAGTGTCTTGTGTTAATCTCATACAAACAGTTGTTGGTCCATTTGCTCCATATGCTCTAATGGAAGTAGTCGCTGTCAGTCTATAATATCCTGTTCGGGGAGCGGCGAAATAAAACCCACCAACAATACCCCAAACCAATCTTGATTTAAAACCATTAGAGTTGGGTTGCAAAACGGTTACAGTGTAATCGGCGTTCTTCGACAATGTAGCCGAGCCTTGCGCAGTTAAAGTAGTGCCAGTGGTGTTAACTTCTGCCCAAAACTTGGTTGGTTTAGCCAAAGTTAAATCCTTGCTGTTCGTCCCATTATGGTTGTGTCCGCTTGATGTATCAAAAATAAGATTAGTTTCAGATACTTTTTTACTATCCGTCCCATCGTGATCGTGTCCGTTTGTCGGATCGGCAATTTCTGTTTCTAAAGTTTGAAGTTCATTTCTAACAACAGAAGAGGACAAAGTTGAGTTGCCTACAGGATTGGTGATGGTTCGCATCTATTCTCCTCTGATTTTCATAATCTTGGGAACTATATTTCTAATACTCACTACTCTTCCTTTTATTATATCATACTTCATTGTCTTTGGCTTTTCTCCTTGAATTTTCGTTTGACCATACGGATACCACTCGTCCCACTTTGCTCCCGATATATCCCAATTTGTAACATTAGGGTCAGAATCCCAAATCACGGGTCGTCCACTCGTAGAAGTTGAAGTTGTTGGAACGATAATTTTAATTTTTGGCATCTCCACCAACTGATGTGGTCAATTTCACTCCCCCAGCAGCCGCCAATCCTATCATCAAACCCTGTATCCAGTTAGTCCCTTCCAAGCCAGCAATACCCGCTAAAAGACCCAAAACTCCCGCAACACAAATTGTAATCCAACCTGAAACTTGAGGCACTGCTTGTTTGATTGCCTCAACAACCGCAATGATTGCAGCAGCCAATGTGAATTGTGTCATTTTGTCTCCTTTCTCTTAAACCCCTCTAATCTTTTATCCATTAAAGTTAGTTGCTTCTCCAGATAACCGTTCCGTTGCTTGAGATAAATCCTCATCTGTTCAACCGTCTCTACCAGGTCTTTGAACACAGGCAGAAACAATCTCAAGGCGTAAGCGAAAAATAATAGGATAGCAATTGCGACACCCGTTGAACCATACTCTGCTAATCTTGATAAACCTTCCATCATTCCTCTCCTTTCATTTGGGCGGGGAAAAGACCCTTAATGTTTTTTGAGGCTCAATCCTCTGCTTTTGGTCTTCCCCGCCCATTTCTTTACGACAGGCTGATTGAGGTGATTTTCATCCTCGCACCGATGGCGAAGTTGATAGCACTTGCAAGCGAAGGAAACCGACACAGATAGACCTCTCCCGAAAGGGGAAAGTTCAGATAGACGATGAACCATTTGCGGTAATCGGCACTTGGTTCCTGGCACAGATTCCATACGGGCGACGGCTTCTTCACCTCTCTCACCTCCTTTAATTGCTTTTTAAGGCACTTTCTAAATATCGCTTCAGAAAGCCTCTCTCATCACGATTTAAAATGGGAATTTCCTGTCCTGTGGTATAAATCTTTGCGGTATTGCAATTTACTGCCTCTTGCAGAAGATTGAATTCATCCTCTTCCAATTCTACCACATCCTTTGCCGATGCAATCTTACTCATCACCACATAAATACGGTTTTCTTTTGACTTATCCAAATTCACATTTCTCAAAAGAGCAACCAAAACAATCTGGACTGTCTCCTCAGCCCCTGTCTGGTCTTTGATTGGTTTACCAAAAACATCTAAAACTTTTGTTTTAACATTGATGCGTTTCATATTTCCTCCAATTTCATTGTATCAACTTTTTGTAATCATTTACCATTCTTGTCCAAAAAACAAACTATCAACTGTTGGTGGTGGTGGTGGCGGCGGTGGCGCTCCCCCACTATAATTCC